GCAATCATATTACCACCACCTGAATTAACATCAAGGAGTTGACCTGGTGCAGCAGTCCCAATTCCGACTTTGCCTCCAGAAGTTATTCTCATTTTTTCTGTAAAAGTTGTTCCAAAAGTATTTCCAGAACTTGAAGTATGGGTATAAAATGTTAAGGCTCCATACCAGCCACCACTCTCTCTAATACCATATATTCCTGCGGTCTCCACATCATAATTTCGCATAGTAATTCCTCCACCTCTACCTACAGTGCTATCTCCTATATTAGTCTGAATTTTAATTCCTTGAGTAAAACCTAATGCAGCGCTAGGAAGTTCTAATGCAAGAAGATTAGCTGGACTCGCAGTCCCAATTCCGACTTTGCCCGAGGAAGTATTAATGACCATCTTCGGAGTTCCTAACACCGATCCAAACTCTAAAGAAGAAGACGAGTTAGTTGAAGACCATATGTATGAATTCTGAAGTTTTATATGTGAATGGTTATCTGCCCCCGCTGCTACTATACTAATACCTGGATTTCCAGCAATCAAAGTATCTTGCCGTATCTTTAGTATAGGGTTGTCCCCATATATTTCTAACTTATCACTAGGACTATCAGTCCCAATTCCGACTTTGCCGTCATCTGTAAATGTAACCAGAACCTCGTCACCACCAATCCTCTCCATAAAACGCAAATCTTTATTGACACCATCGGTGTGAATATGCCAACTTGCTGTATCGCTACCATCGGCAGTATTTCTTGTTATTATATCGAGTCCTGCACCGTATGAGGCGTGCACTCTCAAAACTCGCATAACAGCGTCTGATGAAACAAGGTTGAGACTCCTTATAGCATTACTTGCCGTAACTTGATCACCGAATGCCCCTTGACCATTAACATGGAGGGTTTTCAATGGCCCTGTCGTACCCAAACCTACGTTGCCATTCAGTATCGTATACCCAGTCCCATTAGGCGTAAGGGTGATATTGCCGTTTGTATCTTCAGACGTGATTGTGTTGCCGTCTATCTTGATGTTGTCAACTTGAATAGCACCCGTAGAGACTTTGAGAGCGGAGGCTGTGCCGTCCCCATCTGATACACTCCTTAGAGTCCCATCTACACCCGTAGTGTCTGGGATGTGTAGAAGCTGTGTAAAGCCACTACTTATTTGGACGTTAGTTAGATCAGTATTTGCACTCATTTCTTTTTCCTTTTAGTTTTTTTCAACTCTACACTTTTTTCTTTTTTGTAAAATTTGAGTTGTTCTTTAGTGGGGTTCTCTTTTCCAAAAACAGAACCATCTTTTCTTTTGAAATATCTCATGTTGTTAGTAATTGGGGCGGGAATCGAACCCACCCCAACCATACTACTTACGGATTGTTAAAATTCACAACCGGAAGGCTTGTGCTCGAAGCACCATGACTCAGAGAAGCACCAAACAAAACGTCGGCAACTACCGAAGTTGCTAAGTGATCTATGTCATAAGAACTTTGAACACGAGGTGAGATTTGCATTGCCATATAAACGCCTTCACGTTTGAATATGGACATGGTCTCATCACCTGTACCGCCATCATCGTCCCAATCGGTACTGACTTCTACGGGTATGCCGTAGATTGAACCGAGAGAGCCTGAAACTGCCGGGTTTTGCCCGTCGCCTCTGCGACTTGCATCGTAGAAATCCTGCAAGCCAAGGATATTCATATAAGCGGCGGGTGAGGCATAGAGCCAACAATCACCGTTAGTATAAGAATGGCCAGCATCTAATAGTTTCTGTAAACCAGAGCGGAGTTCAGCACTTGTAGGCGTGTTATCCGTTGCAAGACTTACATCATTGCCCGTTGCACTCTGAAGTACATCTACTGCGAGATAGCTTTCGACTTTCTTTGCAATAGAATAACCCATTGATTTGGCATAAGCATTAAACAAGTCAGCAGATTCTTGGACTCTAACAATGTCCTCAATTCGCTTCGCTTCGTAAAAATGCTGATCAACTGCGAGGTCAATCTTGCCATCCGTGTTAGCGGAATATGTAACTGCCGTATCAGCTGATTTAGCCGCCGCAGTTTCTTCTGTGATTTTGGGAATGTGTAAAGTATCCCCACCGCTTGATAACATTCCTGAGAAATCAGTTACTTTATCTTTTAATGAAAACTGACGTTCCGCATAGTCTAAGATAGCCTCAGACCATAGTTCGGGAATGAAATTAGCGGCAGTTGTGGTTGTTACATTTGCCATGTTTTAATTCCTGTATTTATCCAAAATAGCAGACCAATTCTGACGCTTCTCCTTTTCGTCCATATCTGTAAAGGGTTTGGTTGAGGGTTTCGTTACACCTGACTTGGTCGAATCAACTTTGGAAATTGAAAAACGATCTATGTGTTGCTCTAATTTTTCAAGACTCAACGAACCATAGATTTCCCTATCATTTTCAGGAAGTTTAGACAACAACGATTCCCTTCGGGTATTCTCGTAATCATTCCAAGCATTGGCTTTCGCAGTAACCTTTTCAAGTTCAGCCTTCGTTTCATCAAGTAGGGTTTTATACTCTCCCTGCTTTTCAAGTTCGGCTTTCCTTTCCGATTCCTGTTTTTCCTTCAACTTGGTTATTTCACCACGAGCATCCCTCAAGGATTCATTGATTTCCTTGAACCTATAATAGGGTATAGAGTTTTCGTCCTCTTTGACTTCAACCGTTTCGTCGGGTTGTTCGACTTCTGCTTTTACGTCAAGCTTGACTTCGTTTTCCATTTTACCTCCTGTTTGAGTTATTCAGCTTGTAGGACGCATCTACACGCATCCTGACATACCGAGAAACCGGACTTCGGCATTCCTGCCGCCCTCCAGTATTTAATTGTTTGAACGTCTCCGTCCCTTCCCGCACAATCGGGGCATAAATTTGAGTCGCTTATAGCAACCCATCTAAAATCTTCCTTACCTGCTTCAGTATAAAACTTCATGTAAGCCCTGTTCGCCGAATGCTCTACACCGTTTGAAACCGTTGCCTTGATTGAGTTTCTGTAAGTTCCGAAGATCCTCCCACCCTCATTAAGATCGCTTAAAAGAACATCCCTTATTTCGTTTGCTGTCATTCCCGAAGCTCTCATTTGAGTAATAATCTGTTCAATATCAATAGCCGTTTTTGAAGCCGAAGCTGTAATTCCGCTTGAAATAATAATCTCCGCATCAAACTCAGACATCCCTTAATCGTCTTTCAATTTCTTCCTCAACTATAATTAAGGATCGAGCTTCCGCCTCTTTTGAAATTCCAAACCAAGGGCGTGCAGGGATTTCTATTGTTTTTGTTTTCTTTTTAAGATGCAACCCTTGCCCATGTAAATACCCTCTCATCTTTGGGGTTACTTTAATTTTTACGCCCTCCTGTTGCACCTGAGCAATCCCATCTGGGAATCCTTTTAAAGGCTTTGTTCGTCTCTTAGCTGGAAATATAACCGCCTCTTGTTTTGTAGTGGTGGCTTTCTTAATTCCTACATTCCTTAATGATTGTCCTCCACCACCTTTTAACGGGGGACGATTGCCTACCTTAGATTTTGTAAATGGATGTAAAGGCTTTGAGGGGCTTCCGTCAATCTGCCTGTGCTGATCTATTTTCTGTGCAATATCTGATTTAATGATGCCTGCGGCAACGTTCAACTGTTTGCTTAGATCAAACTTCATCTTACTGAGATCGAAGTTTTTAGTAACGTTAAGTTCGAGCAAACTCATCTCCTAACTTGTAACCCTTAGAAAGTTCCTTTTCATGGTCATTCAAAAAAGCCACACCCAACGCAGTTAAATAACCCTCAGGATTGTCTAAGAGCTTATCAATATCAATCTGCCCTAAGATCAATTCAGCATCCGATTTAACTTTTTCCTGAAGGGTGTCAATCTTCTTGATGTAATCTTTAATTTCCACGCAAACCCCTAAAGGCAGGAACTTGATCCGTTACGACTTCCGTTACCATATCAGAAAGCTCTTCATTCGTAGCATCTGGATTAAATTCCCTGAACCAATCCTTTTTAGTCGCCAGTCCGTTGTTCCATTTCCATTCCCATTCGTTTCTTTCCTCCGCAGGACTCAAAGGAATACGAGGCTCGCTAAAGTCCACCCCGTTTCCTTCTGGAATTTGTACCCCATGAGCACTTAAAATAATTCGTCCTTTATTAAATATCTCTTTCTCAACAGGTCGCCATATTTGTTCAGCATCCGCCATAATGCTTTCCGTGAGGTCAAGGTCGAGCATCCTTAAAGCTTCACCTGAGATAGCATCCCTACCCTGCGACCACTTCGTTTTCAAATTATTATTATATGCTACTGAATCAACCATAAATCTTATGCTCTCAATGAAAGCTGTCATATTCCCTGCGGGGTTTTTGAAATCAAAATTACTACCCTCCGGTAACAATAAAGGATGATCCGCACCCATTTTAAGCTTAGAAGCATCATCAATGCCTGTGATAACAGGCTGACCTAACGCCCCGAGTCTCATTGAAAGACTTAACTCAGTAAGCATTACATTAATTGTTTCATTCATTGAGATAATATCTAACGCCCCCGTCCTCCACCATTCTCCTCCAACCATCGAATACTTATGAATAAATACAACGGGTATCATCCCGTAAGGATTTACATCATCATCATTTACTCTGTCTCTTATACACATCTGACGCTGCCGACGATCTTACGCGTGTAGATCTCGGTGGTC